AGTCGCCTTGATAAAGAGTGCAGTCGCCAATTTGTTGGGTCATCATCAAAACGGTATCTCATCATTGAGCTCTGCCGTTTTGCGGTTGTTGGTGAAGAACTCCGCATTTACTTCGGCAAACTTGCTGATCACGATGGACGTGAACATCAGGAGTTGTTCGCGGCTCAAATAGCGCATGTCATGCGTCTCAATCCGATCGAGGTATTGACACGCAGCAACCGTGGCTTCCCACAACATTCCGTCTTCTTCTTGTTCCAAGTGATGATCAGCCATTTCCTTGACGTGCTCCGTTGAGCAGAAAAACGTCAGCTTGCCCCGCCTGCCTTTGACGGAGGGGTCAAACCCGAACCCTCTCGTCTTTTGAAAACAGACGGGACAAAGCGCGTTGTGCTTTATTGTTGACCCCATGCCCCAACAGGTGCCGCGGGTGCCATGGGTTGTTGTGGCTGTGGCGCGGGTGCCGGTTGTGGTTGAGGCATGGGCTGCGGTGCAGGCTGTGGCTGTGGCGCAAACGGTGCGGGTTGCGCTACGGGTTGAGGCGCAGGCGCTTGTTGTGCCATCAGACACGGGGGCCGCGGCACCCACTGAACGACCTCAAAGTTGGGAACCTGTGTAGAGTTCTTTCCTGTCGATGTCAGCGTTGCGCCAGCGAACCTGATGACGGGCAACATGCCTGGGTTCTGTGGCGCTTGCATGGCGATAACGGCCGCAATCTGACAAAAGCCTTTCCACGATCCCGTTGACGCCTGGTCCCATATGATCGCCGTATTCTGGTCTTGCGCCATGGGAATCTTGACGTATTCGGAATAGCCTTGACCGGGATGAGGCAAAGGCTGGTGGACAGCAGGGTTTGGAATCTGTTCTTTTTTCCCGCCGTCAGGCCAAATCTGCCAGCCGGTTTCAATGTTCTCAATGTCCCAGACAACGCCTGTCGCCATCGCCGGGTATGGACCTGTTCCGCTGTCGTTTCTAATCATCCATGATGCTGGCGGCACATTGTGTTGCGCGGACCCCTGCGCCTTCCAATCAATATATCCAGCATATGCCGTGTCGTTGCTGGTTCTTGGTGCTTCGGGTGGTGGTGCTTGGAACGTCATGTATTCTCTCCTTGGTTTACAAGTTGAACTGATCTTGGGTTTGTGTGTGTGAATGCCCACGGTGGTAATTGCAGCATCACTTTCTCATTCGCATAAGCGTGGAAGTGTTGTTCTTCTTCGCAATGCTGATGGAGCTCGATGGCGGCGTTGGCACTTGCCCAGCCTTCGCGCTTGGACATCGTGTCCATTTCGTAGATCGCGCAAGCGAAAGGGGGATGCTTTTCAACGACAAGGAACAGGAACGTGTCAACGGGCGTACCTGCCGCCTGTCCCCATCCATAGGAATAGAAGGCATCCTGCTGATGATAACCATACTTGGCTACGCTTTGTGCGAAGCCTCTGGGGCTGGCATCCTGTGACGTTTTGAGATCAATGATAGTGTTGCCTCTTGCTGCATCGACCTTGCATTTGCATTTGAGGTTTCTGTATTCCCAGAACGCGGCATTTTCATACACCGTGCCTTTCTGGTTGAGTTCCTGTGCAACGGCAGGGTTTCTCCACACGCTGTCACGCATGGACATGCATTGATTGTAATCAGCCGCTGTCAGGAGGATCTTGTCCTCCGCTTTTGCCTCTTTGGCCGCATCCGTCCATGCCTTGCCTCTTCGGGTTTCAGGCCCTTGAATAATCTTTTTTGATGCATGTTCCGGCTGCAACACCGCCAAATGGACGGCACTCCCCATGTTCATGGCGTCCGTCTTTGCCGTTTCAACCTGTGCATGGGCTGGCGTTTGATTGATCAGCTTCCACAAGTAGGAGTTATTTAGTCCATCAGCGGCGAAATAGTCTTCGTCACTAATGTCGTGGATTCCATTGTCCATATTCTTTTTCCCATCGTCTTTTCATGTCTATATAAGTGTCATAGGCTTCCTTCTTTGCCTTGAAGAATGGACCCCCGGCTGTATGGCCTACGGTGTCGTCCATCTCAAAGCGCATCCACGCCATGTATGCCGCCTGAACGTCTTGATCTGTGGGGTTCACACGACCTCACTCATCAGGGCCGCATAGCCTGCAATATCGACCTGGGTATCTCTGTGGTCTGGTGCATGGCTAAGACGCCCAAGCTTCACGCCGATCATCACCATGCCCACGTCTGCCGCCGACAGCGGCGTGTTCAGTTTGGCTCCCAGAATGCCGTTAAGAATCTTGGCGGTTCTTTCCCAGTTTTCTGCGACGGGTCCGTAGTCATTGCCGCGCTCAAAGACAGCCACACCTGCGTCCCAGAGAATCTGCATCCGTGGCGATTTTCGATTCATTTCAAACAACACTTCTGCATCATTCATTACTGGGAACTCCATCTCATTTAATTCATCTAATGTTCTTAATTTGCCGTTTGACCGTTTAGCCTCACTCATCGTTTCTCTCCCTTCTCATAGGCCCATAGGGCCAGCAGTGCCGCTTCGGCACGTCCATCGTCTTTCTTCTTTTCAAATTGATTTGCGTTGTTGGGGAACAGGCGTGTGGCTGCGGCTCTGGCAGCATCCTTGTCACGGCCTAGATTGAAATGGCTTTTCCATTTGGAGGGTGTCACCAGGGAGTAGGGGATCTGAAGGGTGCCAAGCACACCCTTGATCACGCCCAACCCCTGTCCGAAGTTAAACGCTGACTGCCTACCCATGCCAAATGAATTAACGCTCTCTATATATACATGGGTTGGCGTAAATTCCTTAAACGTGGATGCAAGGCCCGTCCCGGACACTTCCTTACCGAACACCGGCATATCTTCTATGTATAAAGACAAGTCGGAATAGAGCAGGGCAATCGCACCTGTCTTGCCGGGGTCAATGGCAGCAATAAGGTTATTCATTGTCTTTCACTTTCAAGGATCGCTTTTCCGATTTCGGTAGCGATAGGGACGCAGATGGAATTTCCGAGAGCTTTAAGTCTGTATGCTGCGAGGGAAATCCCATCATCTTCTCGTAAGTCAGGCAGATCTCCGAGATTCCCATCCCATTCGCGGCAAGCGTTCCAAAAGGACGCTTCTGATGGCCAGAGCGTTCCGCTTTGAGTTGTGATTTGATTGAGAAGCGGGCCAGAACCACACCGTCTGTCGCCAGAGGGGTAGGCAATAATCCAGACCCGATCTCTGTGGTGGACGGCACCCATTGCGGAAGCGCAAATGCAGTGCCATTCCGCATCGTACCCGATTTCGGCCAGGTCTGAGAGAACTCTCCCAAACCATCTGCCTGGTTGTTCAGAAGGGCCAACAAGCAGGTTTGCGACATTCTCCACAACGATGAACCCTGGATGAGTTTCGCGAGCCATGCGGATGATTTCTGACCAAAGCCCTGATCTTTCACCTTCCAGACCTGACCGCTTGCCACTCGTGGAGAGATCCTGACAGGGGAATCCGCCACAGATAATGTCGACTTCTCCGAGTTCTTCCGTCCGCAGGGTTCGCACGTCTTCATAGATGGGGACGCTAGGCCAGTGCTTTTTAAGGATTGACTGTGCGAACTCGTCCTGTTCGCAGAATGCAATGGTTCGAAAAGGTCCGGCGTTTTCAAACCCAAGGGAGAATCCGCCGATCCCACTAAAGAGGTCGAGAATTTTGTACTCATGCACCTTCAGCCCCTTCCTTGATGTGTTCATGTGCAATGGGGATGAACCTCTCCACGGCCTGCTCAATGATCTCCGTCATGGGAACCCCGGCTTGGACTGAGACAGCCCGGACCTCATCAAGAAGGTCAGGCCGGAAGCGAAGGGTGAACGGGGTTTTCTGTGTCATGGCATTCAGGTGTCTTGTTCTAGTGTTGAAAACTACGTTTAAGAAGTTGACAACGTACATACACCTGATGTACATACAATATCAATACGAACAAATAAGGTCGTTTTTAAGAACTTGGAGAGACTAAAATGTATGAAGTGAAGACTGAGGAATGTTGTCATTCCACGAAAAGCCGCAAGACTTACAATGTTAACCTTATTTCTTGGGACCGTCGCGGTTCGGGGGTGTCTTTTGGGAAGGCATTCAATGTTGGCAAGAGGGCAGCCAAGAAGGAAGCCTTGTATATCGCTGAATTATACAATGCTGAGATTGTTGATAATGCAGGAATTATGTAAGGGGAGAGACTAAAATGCAAAAATTTGACAAAGCAAATCTTAAAAAAATCCGCATTGCTTTAGAGGGTGCGCTTGATGGCATGGTTGATGATTTGGGGATGCCTATTAAGCTTAAACTAGGTGGGATTTCATATAGTGAGGCAAACTTTACGGTGAAGTTAGAGTGTTCCCTTATCAATGGTGATGGTGTCGTTCAAAACAAGGAACGCATGGCATGGCTCCGTTTGGCGTCTTCCTATGATCTTGACCCTGAGTGGATTGACCAGACTTTTAAAACGCATGATGGCAAAGTTTTGAAAATCACGGGATTGAACACCCGTGCGCGGAAAGCCCCTGTTTTGTTAGAGGATGTGGAAGGCAATATGTACAAGGGTCCGTGTGAAATGATTCGTGATCACATGACGAGTTAAAGGGAGAGATGACATGAAACTTGAATTTAAAAATATCAAATACTACGCATCAATGTCTGAAGAAACGGATTGCTATGAGGCTATCCTCTACGTTGATGGAAAACGTCTTGGACGTGTCCACAATGATGGGCATGGTGGATGTGACCACCATGACTTTTCTTGGAAAGAATATGAGCGTGTTAATGAGTGGTGCAAGGAGAACCTTCCTAAGTGGAAGTGGATATGTGAGCATGATAACACGGAAACGGAAAATGACACAGACTTGGAAATATGGTGCCACGATCAAGTAACGAACCACCTTCTACAGAAGGAACTCAAGCGTCATTTAAAGAAATTGTTTGTGATGGAAACAGATAAGCAATTCTATTCATACAAAGTGAAGTGGTCTGATGTTACTTCAATCGCACTTGATTCATGGAAGGAAAAGAATCCTTCAGCCATTGTCTTGAATGCTTTGCCATTTGATGAGGCATTAAATTTGTATCGACAGCACATTTGATTTCTAAAGGCCACTGATGAAGACAGGTGGTGCTGTCTGAAACCCCCTGAATTGGGGGTATGGTCAACCAAATGGGAGAGATAATAGTGGTAACGGAAACAGGAACACCACACGAAGGTGAATATGTCCTGTATTTTCGCGTGAGTACGGAAAAACAGGGCAAGGATGGCCTTGGAATTGAGGCACAGGAAGAAGCCTGCCGTCGTCATTTAAACGGGGGGACATGGAAGGTCATTGAAACCTTCAAGGAGGTGGAGAGTGGACGCAATCCACGAAGACCTGAATTGCAGAAGGCATTATGCCTTTGTGAAAAGACGGGAGCCACGCTTCTTGTTGCCCGTCTTGACCGGTTGGCACGGAATATGGCTTTCGTTTCAACACTAATGGAATCATCCATCAAGTTTGAGTGCGCGGATATGCCGTTCGCCAATAACCTGACAATTCATATTGTCGCGGCTATGGCACAGCACTATTCAGACAGCGTATCCGTTGCCACTTCAGCGGCATTGCAGGCCCTCAAGAGTAAGGGTCGTGAACTTGGTTCCAAAGACATCAAACAGGTTGCGGAGAAGGGACGTGAAAGGAAGACGGACATATCCCTTGAACATGCGGAGATGGTGTATCCAACCATTGAGCGTATTCGTTCCTTTGGCATCACCACCCTTCGTGGCATTGCACAGGAATTGACGGACCGCAAAATTGAAACTGCCGCCAGGTGGAGAAAACAGACAAGGCCAAGACCAAAGCCCACTTATGGAGATCCTGTGTGGGGGCCTCAACAGGTGGCTTTGGTTATTAAGAAAGTGGAGGAGAAGTGATGACACGCGATAATTGGCATGTGGAGAGAGTGATGACTAAGCACACGCAAGGAGAATGGTGGGTCGATGAGTTCAATAGAGTTCGGTCATGTGACTCAGATGCTTTTATAGCGCATATGAGCGACGGCGATTTTCCAGATCACCGTGAGTTTGATGGGAACACACAGGCAGCAAATGCAAGATTAATTGCCGCCGCGCCTAAAATGCTAGAGGCGTTGGAAAATGCAATTTGTGGTCATTGCATTAAAGATGACGTTTGGGAAAAAATTAGTGCCGCAATTTCTAAAGCAAAGGGGGAGTGATGGCTAACTTTTATCTAGAGGTAACACAAACCTTAGAATTTCAAATCAAGGTTTCGCGGGAAGTAGAAATCAAATGCACCAAGAAACAAATTGTTGACGACGGGCTTTGTGAAAATGTCGAGGATGGAGATTCGTCTGCATGGAAGGGGTACGTCGGGGATTACATAACGTATCACGGTGGGACTGATGCCTTTGTTCCCGAAATGGATTTGAGTTCTAAAATTGATGCGTTGAAAAAACATCTGAAAGACGGTGAGGCGATTACTGCATCTGTCGTCAACGAAAATATCACCGACGTTTCTTGGGATTAGGGGGGAGTGATGCGAACCTGGTGGCAGAAAAAAATATTCCGCAGGGGGTTGCATGATAATGATTCACAACTAAATCCTGTTCGTGTTTTATTGCGTGATGGATTTGGGAGGTTCACCATAAGGCATCAGAGAAAATACAGCCTGCCTTCAACGCAGAAGATGATGAAGGCCATGAGGTATTTGGGAGCGCAGTCAGCGCGTCTACAGATACCGCTCCTCCACCCTGACCACATCAAGTATGCGGCCATCGTCCTGCGCGATCTGGCTGAAGACTTCAACGCTATTGCCACTGAGCGCGGTTCCAACATGGACAAGATATTCTACAGCCGTGTTGCCGTGCTTAATGCCAACAGGGATCTTGCACATTATGCCCGTAAGGACATGCAGCATATCCGTGCGGATACCGACCAAGAGTGAAACACTATAGTATCAACAACAGAATGGGAGATATAAATGCATACACATATATATAACCGCATAATGTATAATACGATAAGCCCCCGTATTATTCATTATATTGGGTTCTGCGTTCAGGCTGTCCTGTGTGCCGTCTGGATGACAGCCATTGGCTTCGCGGTCATTGTTGCTGCCGCGTTTATGGGTGCGCTCTGACGCAATGACGCACCCTACCAGTAATCAAAACATTGTCAAAATTTAAGAGGTGAACAGATGAAGGGTTCAAATATTTTGGGCTGTCAAGACCCTAACCTTCGGCAGATCAAGGAAGAACTGGCGACGAAAATTGATGAAGCGAACAAGGCTCTGGAAATTCTGGACAGGGCAATCACCAGGGAGGATGAAAAGCATGAAACATCCTCTGACTAAGCGGCAGACAGAAGTCTTCTTTTTCATTAAGAGGTTCATTGCTGAAAAAGAATATTCACCAACCATGCAGGAGATCGCGGATAGTTTCGGATGGAAAAGCCGTGGGCATGTCGCCGGGATTATTACCAGCCTTGAGCGAAGGGGGTACATCACACGGATGCAGTACATCCGCAGATCCATTGCGATTGTTACGGATGAGCGCGAGGAACTGATGCGTCTAAGGGAGGTCAGGGATGCCGCGAAGACATTCGTGACGGAACAGAAAACCTATGGGGAACTGTACAATGAGAACCGTGACAGTCTCGAGACGAGGGAAGCGGCACCCAAAGTCTCACAGGCACTTGAGCGCCTGCAGGTTCTGATAGCATAGGGAGGGAGGTGATGAATGACAGACAGGCAATCAAGCGTGAATTGCGGAAAGCGATTCACATCATTTCAAACCCTGAGAAGTTTGAGAAAAGACTGTTCAGCATTTCATGGGGCATAATCAAATCTGCTAGAGACAAGCATATATATTTAAGCCCGAAACCGTATGAACAAATGTGTAAGGCATATGAACCCGACGAGCCTGTTAGGCCGTCACATCAGGAGGAAAGCTAGAGATCAGGCCCCTTCGGGGGCCTTTTCTTTTTCCTGTTCGCCGTCACAGCAATCAAGCACAGGCTGCTTACATGCCGTGCAGACATAGTGGGATCGCACTTGCTCAAGGCGGGTTGCCTGACCGCACCAGGGGCAGTCAATGAGTTTATCGGGAATCATTCACTTAGGAAAAGCTGCCGCTCATACCGGCGCCTGATCACTAATCCTTTAAGCACCCTGCCTCCGGCTCTCCGCCACTTCGGGAACTCATCAGCCGCGTCCTCGTACCGTCCCCTGTTCAGCTTCATGCGAAGCGTTGATCTCTGCATGGCACCGGTCCCGACATTGAATGCCCAGCTGCAGATTGCGGAAAACATATTAGGCGTTAGCTCCGCTGTGATAAGTCTGTTAATTGCTTTCTCAACATGCGTGATCTCTCTTCTGAGCAAAGCTGTGCCTTGCTCCTCATCGATGTCAGGGTGATCAATGGTGACAGGATTGCCATCAAGATCCCATGTCGAACCCCATCCGATTGTAGCTCTGGATGCCGGGCATACATATACGCTTGCCGACCACCCCTCAAACTTCTTGATGATTGCCAGACCGGCCTCATTAATATGGCCGTCCCACGCTTGAGGAGCGTGTTTCTCTACCAGGGAATCAAGGTAGCTCATTTTTTATTGAAGGTTCTGGAGCCAAACCAGAAGCTTACACAGGCAGCGAAGATAGGCGCCATGCCATCCGCTGCCCAGAGAAGGGCAAACAGATCTCCGTCAATGTATCCGAATGCAAGCATGATAGTAAGTGAGGTATAACTGGCGAACAGCGCATATGTAATGACAGGTCGCACGGAAGCTGAAAGGTTCACACACCATTGAGATGACTTCTGTGTTATGGCTGCGTGTTCTTTGTGGAGAGCCTTTGTCTCCTCGATGTCTGCTTGCACATCCATCATTTGCAATTTCTGTTCACCAAGTTGAAGCTGCTGTTCCAACTGCTTATCCATCATGGCGAGTTCATGGGCCTGGTCACGTTTCTCCTCAAAGAAACCAAGCACCTTGGGAAGGAAAGAGGTGCCGAACCCCAGGACGCTGGAAATTAATGTAAACATTTTATCTCCTCTTAATAACCAAACTCAATCGGGAACCGCCATTTACACGCTTCCAGCAAAAGTACGGCAGCAATCAAAATAATATATCGCATCTTTGTCTCCTTAAATTGCAGAAGCTGATGGGGGGTTAACCATCTTCAATCCATGCCCTGCCGCAATCACACAGGTGATCGAGCCGGTTTCTCGCGACAAACTCCATGACCCCTCTGGCCCGACGTAGAGCTGCATGATTGAATCATCCATGTAACCGCCAGCAAGTAGCGGCTTTTCCTTAAATTTTTCCCACAAAACTTTTTCAATAACCAAGTGGGGGCCACATTGGGGCAGCACTTGCAAAGGCGGGGTTAGTTCAATTTCCTGTTGAATCAGATCATCTTGCGACATCATCAAATCGGCAGGCTCAACGGCCTGATCCGTTTGACATGATGCGAGAACAGCCACTATCAAAACGACAAACAACCCACGCATAATCTATTCAACCTTGGGATGCTTGCCGTTGTGGATTGAAGCGAGGTGTTTGACCTGTGCTTGCAAGACCTCAACCTGTGCTTGAAGCGTAGCCATTTCCCGGTTGCGGTGTTCCAGGGCAGGGACAGAATTGATCTCTTTCAGAACGTCAATCTGGCTGGTGAATACAGCCCGTTGGCTTTCAGCTTCATCCAGGCGCTGGTCAAATGTAGACTTTGATTTCTCATATCGTTTAATAAAATGCCCCAAATCTTCCATGACACGGGCAAGTTGCGATTTGACGACAGCGTACCCTCCGGCAACCGTTGCCAACATAATCGCAAGCTGCATCCCTAACTTGGCGTCTACTTCCATATTTACTCATCCATTATAATTTTTACGGGGTACTGTTTGCCGTCGATTGTCTTCAGCAACAGCTTTCCCTTCTTACAAATCCAGCGTTCTTTCCCTTTTGGGGGATCAGACCGCTCAATAACCCGCTTTGCCTTCAGACATTCAGACAATGAATCCCGTGGCGTGAACTCCAGAAGTGTCCCGGCTGTCGTATACAGATGAAGAACAAATCCTATAAAAGTCTCCATCTCATTTTCCCGTTATCTGCAAATGCCTTTGGGCATCTTTTAATTTCTCGACAGCACTCCGTACCTCCATCATATCAGTTTGCAAGCGGGTGATGTTGACGCTGTTGTTTGAACGGTCTTCGACCTTTTTCGTCAGCTTCTCCAACTGACCGCTGATATGTTCGATCAGCATGAAGGCTTCCTTGGTGGCAGGGCTTTGAGGACGTTCAATCCTAAAGGTTGTGTTCTTGTCGATGTCTACTTTTAAAGAGGCAATGCCAGTTTGAAGATCCTTCTTGACTAGCTGTTCTGAAGTTTCCAGACGGTTCAGTCTTTCTTGAATTATAAAGTATGAGTAGACGCCCATGCCCACTAGCGCGATTAACGAAATCACCGTTTTCATCGGCATCTGCACGTTAGTCGTATCGCTGATCTTCGTCGTCATACCATCACCTGATTTTCGGAGCTGTGGATGCCCACCAGAGGAACCATGCGATTGCTGCGGTAACTGCGACAAGGATAACTACCTTACCCCCTTCAACGAGGATTTTGTGCCAGAGTGCGCGGTCATGTTCGCGTTTCTTTTTGGCTTCCTCTTTTGCCTTCTTTACTCGTTCTTCTTTTGCCTTGATCCGTTTCTCGCGCTCTTCAAGGATGGCATCCCAAGTGGTTTGCTCTCCCGGCTTAACCGGCCACTTCTTATTGATTTCAGCCTTGAGTAAATCAAGTTGGTTCTGTGCTTCTTTACGCGCCAAAACAGCGTCAGCAGCTTCGGACAAATCTGTTTCGTCTGAGCCGTCACCGCCGCCTGTTCTCATGCGGAGAATTTGCTGCTGGCGTGTTAGCTTCTTTTGAGGCTTGGGCTTTTCAGCTTCTTCTGTATGACCCAACAAAGCATCAATTTGGCCAGCAATAGATTTAATGTCCTTGGCTGTTCCTAGCATTGATTTGACCGCCGTCACGCCTGATGTAATCGCGGCCAGTGTAATTGGGTCCATAGTTGCGCCTCTTTTTCATTTCAGAGGTCAGAGCATAGCGGCGTAACCGCCACATTTGTGACGCTAGTTTCTGTTGAGATTTTGGAAGATAGATTGCCCCGATTTTAATCAGGCTTGGAATAATCTAAATGGCATTACAGTTTTCCTCGCTCTGTAGCTATCTTAGCTTCCTGCGCTTTCATCCAATCGCGGCCTGACTGACTACCACCAGCATCATCAGCACCGGCTTCGCGTATACGGCGTTGGGTAATTTCAGCTTCAAGGTCTAAAATTGCTTTCTTTGCCGCACGGGTTGCCGCGCCGTCTGCCCACTCTTTTTCAGCGGCAGCTTTCGCAGTTTTTTCTTCTTCGGTGTATTCAATTATTTTCGTGCCGGTTCCGTCGTTAACAAATCTTTTTGACATGATCGCTCCTAGCTCTGGCCGATGCCGTATAAATGGAGAGTTCCAGAAGTGTAATTGCCTGAATTTCTATAAAACTTAATGCCGTCCATTATGGTTCCTGTGTCAAGCATACCGCTAATGACGCGGCCAGTTTCGTAACCAGTGGCATTTTCTTCTCCAAATGTTTGGGCATGGATCATGGTGCCTGTCGCACTTTTTCCCTTTAAATAAACATACATCCATCCTGACATAAATTTTGAACCGGGGTCTGCTTCAGTTATGGGGATATGATCTGCCCCCCGTGACACATAGCTGGGAGTTCCAGATTGAGAATACGCTTGACCAGCATAAATGTATGATGACGCTGTAATGTACGAACCTCCTGTTTCATGCAGTTGGATTCGATTTTGAGCAGACGCACTTCCAACCATTCTTTCAAATCTTATAAAATACGCTTCATACTCATCCATGCTGGAAAATTCACCATCGCCGCTGCTAATGGTCACGCTGCTGATGTAGTTGAGTGAGCCGCCGCCGCCAGCAGCTTTTATCAGCCCCCCAGCGCGGCCAACATTGTCAGAAATTATGCCGGTCATCGGGTTTGATCCAGATAGGACACAACAACATCG